TCTAGAACCTTACTATAATTAAACTACACTTCAATTTTAACCTTACTATTATTAAACTTTATATTAATTTTTTGCAATGTCTTTATTCATTTTGTCCATCTGTTCAAATAATCCGTCATCATCAGCCATTTATTTCTCCATTAAGTATCCAGTGTGATCGCACAGGCAGTTATGTTAATATCTATATATAATGAATTAACATCGTCTGCAATGACGATATAATTATTTGCATTTTTTATTGCATCACATATTGATTGCATAACTTCCTTCTCCTTATCCGCAGTTATAGTTAAAGTAACCGTATCGTGTTCTGTTCCGGTGCTTCCACCGATCGAGCTCTGAAATTGAAGTAACAGAGTCGCATCGGCGGCACAGGTCATAGCAAGCAATCTATCCGCCGGATAAGTTGCTGCATTATCTCCGCCATCTATGAACATCAGATATTTAAGCATTACTTCTTTTTCTTCTTCTTTTTCTTGGCTTTCTTTGCTAACCGTTTTCCCGCTTTGGTATACGGATAGTGTCGTCCATTAACTATTGGCATTGGTTATCTCCTTAAGTTGATGCTACGAATATTTCCAAGTCGCAAGCTGCAGTATCTGCGAGTGCAGTTATGTTAACCAAATCATTTAAACTTACTGTCAATGCAGAACCACCGGCGTGCATAGTATTTACAACTCCTGCTGACAGGTCGCCGTTATATATAAATGATTGCCCTTTATCTAGAAGTAATGCAACTTCAGTAGAATCCTCATCTTTAAATGTTAAAGTTATATGATTTGTATCGTCCTTGTTGGTTAATCGAATATACATCACGGTAGATTCAATAAACGTACCCGAAGCTACGGCAGTAGACATAGCTACTACTTCTACTTCACTTGTGGGTATGTTCACAATTCTCTTGGATACTTCCGCTATGGAAGCTATCTCCAGAGTATTGGTTGCGCCCTGGTTTGTACCATTTAATTCAATACTTTCGGTTAATGTAACAGTCATCGTCGCTGCTGTTAGTGTACTAGTCATTATTGTTCCTCCTCTCGTCCACGACGATCTGATGAATCGTCATTGCTTGACTCGGCCTTTGCATTCGGGCCATCGCCCGAGAGGCTGGGTCTACCTGGCCCTATTGTAGGCTCAGGTTTTAGGTCATTTATAAAGGTTGTCCCATCATCTACGACAGAAAACTCCTCTAAAAGCTTTTCCTTACTGATTGCGTTCTTTTCGAACAGTTTCAACCAGATTTCGGGGTCATAGTACTTCTTGAATACTAATCTGCACTCTGCATCTGTGATATCAGGGAAAATCTGCGTTTCAAAGAATCGCCCAACAGCTCGCTGATAACGTGCCAGTTGTCTATCCGCCCTGATCTCCTGTCGGGCAATAATGGACTTATTGGCTCCCGACTGCTCTATTATACCAACTGAAATAAGGAAATTCATCAATAGAGCCGAAATTACTGGCTCCAGGTGAGACATTACTTCAAGAAGTCGACTGTCCCGTGAGCCCGAACCCAGATTCCCCATATATCCCACTTCGTGGTGCGCATCTATCGCTATAACGCCAGTGGTTGCAGTTGCTATCTTCCCGTATGCCTTCGCCAAATTGTCCAGTGCCGCCTTCTTATCTGCATCCGTATCCAGACCACTCAGGTCAGCACGAATGACTTTTAAGTTGGCCGCGTTCTGTTTCAATGAAGCCAGGATATCCCTGTCGATCATTTTCATCGCCTTAATGATATGAAAGCAGGAACGCCCAAACGCAATCCCGTATGGAGACCGTGGATCTCTTCTGACCCGACAAAGAGCAATTTGTTCATTGCGATAGTCCTCCATATTATCGATCCGCCAGGTTGGGATCCTTACCAGAAACCTGTCGTCCGATTCAACGGTCACTTCGACGAATCGGGTATCTTCCCGTTCATTTACACTTAGTGACGATGTCTGATTTGCAGATGCCTTGCCCCGTACGGCAGTGGGAGCATCTATGTCCTTCAGACGGATAAGGCGGCCGTTCATTGCCTTTATTTGACGAAGTTCGCCGTCGACCCAGTACTTTTTCAATGCACCGGTACCTTCGCGAACCACGTTGAGCCCCATTAACTCAATTTCATCATAGGCCAGAGGATCGACCGTACGGAAGAAGGATCTCACAGTATCTGCGCCCTCTCCGACAAAATAGAAATCCGTGAAAAGTTCCCCGACAAGATAGTCTACTAAAAAGGAGAACCATTCATTCTCCTGATATTCGATGAGCCTATCATCGTAAAATTTGAACTCTTCGACGTTTCGATAGTCCTTCGATTTAGTCTGATAGACATCGAAGTCCTCGTCGGAAGTCAGCGCTTTACTTCGATCAGAGAACCAGCCCCCAAAAAAAGATTTTACGTCTTTATCAGCCATAGACGCTCCAATATTTAGATTTGGAACGGTGTCCCATCTTCATTTGTCAAAATCTCCTGCTCCAAGTACGGTGTCCGTTTATCTACCCACAGAATCCGTCCTTCCTTTCCCACGAAACTAACGATATAGCCATACTTTTTGGCATATGTTTCCAATGCCCAGTGCCCATCGCCGAAATATTGAAATCCCTTGATGATGCGGTGCAATGTTCCCAGGGGAATGCCTAACTTTTCCTCGAATATTCGGTAGCTCTGGTACTCAGTGTGGTTCTTATAGCACCAGGCAAGAATTGCAATACAGTCATTTTCAAGATTTCCAAATCGTTTTATGTGTTTCTTCATCCCTGCACTCCCCAAGCTTTAAATTCTAACAGTGGCTGCACCATTTTTCTCGACAGAGCCAGGCAACCAAGCGCCATACTGTCTAAGAGATCGATCGTACCACCCACAGGTTCTTTGAACTTTAAATAGTTTGCGGTGCCCTGAACTCTCTGCACTTGTACGTGCTCGTGTTCCATCCTGAATTTAGTCCAGAATGGTTCAGTTCCCGGTAGCTTTAGTCGGCCATCCATAATGATCTGCCTGTAATTCTGCAGCATCTCGTGTTTATAGGGCCCGGTCAGCCACACACCCAGAACTTCCTTCTTTGCTGCAGTTTCATTCGAATATATCCGGCTTCTTGGGATTGCATTGTGTCCTTTGCATAATTGGGCCGTAATCTGGATGCCTGCGGCTGTTGCATCGGGAAATATGCGATATATCTGCCCCTTGTACTTATGGAATAGCTGTTTTACACGATTTATGATGGGATCGTAGTCCCTGGTACCTAAATCGGGCGGTGCGGGGGATATTTCTTCCCAAAATACCAGCCTCGCTACTCCGTTAGCAATAGAAAAAACGGTTATCTGGGTCGGATTCAGAAGCAATCCATAATCAATGCCCATAACATATTTTATTCCTGGAAGGGGTTTGATTTCAAGCGGATATTCTCCGTCCAGACAGGCGTTCAAAAAGAGTTTCGGGAAGAATTTTCCGGCCGCCTTTGGGAATTCTCCCATATTTTCGGCCACAAAATCCTCATTCAGCATACAACACTTGTTGCATTTCCAACCATCTATCTCCGCTTCTTCATCATAGCTGTGTAACGCACATACACCCATCTTTAATACCCACTGACAGGGAATGTGAAGCCGTTTAAAGCGATTCTGTGCGTATGCGCGTGTGATACACCCCTGATCGATTGCCTCCCAGATGTCTATGTGGTGAACACCATAGGTTTCAGGTTCTTCCAGGTATGCTTCCCACTCCAGCTCCAATTCGGGATTTGCGATAACCTTTGGGGTCCCAACCATTATCATTTTCTTCTCTGAGTAGGCATCAGCCATCATATCATCAATGACCGTGGTCCGAACTTCTTTAGTTACAAGCTCAATCTCGTCAACAATAAAAAGACTGCCTTTATTACCACGTTTGGTGTCTGCTTTCTGGCTCTGGGCCAGGTTTGAAGCCACAACTTCTGATTCATTTTTCGCAAAGCGGATATATTCCTTGCCGTATGTCCCACGGCTACCAATAGGCGCACTAAGTTGTACATATTCCTGCATCAGGTAAGGGCAACGTTTGAGCGCCTTCCAGATGTCCTCCATAATGAAGAGCTGATCCTGTGTAGGTGCGAAGATCACAGCCCTGGTGGACTCATCCTTGCACATCTTCCATAGCACATAGGCACTCAGGAGCGCACTTTTACCGATCTTACGCGGTTCAATGAATAGATTAATATCCCTTTTTTCGAACGTATCCGCTGCCTCGGACTGCCAGGGACTCGGAAACATCGGCTTCCTGTTGTCCAGGCGTACGTACGTTACACAAAAAAGGTCGAAATCTTCCAGAACCAGTTCGTGAAAGTGCAAGTCTGACTCGGCTCTCTCGGCAACGTCTACCAATCTCTGGAAGATCCCATAATTGTGGTTGAATCTCTGTTCTGTATATGATTCATCCTCAACTGTCTTTTTCGCGTCGAGCAGAAGTTCGCTCAACTCGAACATTCTACTTTTTTGCTTCCTTTGATATGTCTCTAATTAATTTCTTTACAGTTCCCTGTGCCTTGTCTTCTGTGTGGTCGAACGTTGACAGGATAACCTGTTTCAGAATCTCGTCCTTGACGTGCTTCTCAGCTACTTTAGTCAGCTTTTCACGCATCAATGGAGTCAAATTCTTCTCGTAAAGTTCGAGAATCTCATCATCATACTTACCAATTAACTTCATTGCAAAGAATCGGAACTGAGGAACGTATAACCACGTCATTGCCCCTAAACCTAATGCTAATACGGCCAGTAACATAAGCTCCTGACTTCCTATCAGTGTGTCAATAAGATTATCTGTATCACTTGTTGTGTTGTTCATTGTCTACCTCCTTATATTCGATATCGAGTGGTTCTTCTTCTCGTTTCCACTCAAGTTTAACTTCTCCATCTTCCCCTTTCAGTTCCAGTAAAACCTGTTTGGCCGCCCCCACGGAGTCCGAGATCACATCTCCTCTCTTCGAACGCAATAAATAATTCAATACATACTCGTTCATCTTACGTAGACGATCGTTGGTAGTTTCAAATTGTGCTAGCTCCTCCACGGACTTATCGTACGACCATTCATCATATTTCTCCAGTTGCATTAATACTGCTGCAACTCGAGACGTTTCTATAACACTAAGGTTTAACGAAGGATCGCTCTGTAACTCTTCTAAGAAGAATCGGTAACGTTCGTAATCTATGGGAACCTGACGAATTTTCTCTACCAGGGCAAGAGGATTCTTGGTTGTAAGTGCGTTTATAGATGCATACTTTCGTAAACCGTGCTCCTCTTTGTGGTGCTTCATATTATCATCTACATATATTTAGAGCTATTTAAAGATGCCGGCGTTATCTATTAAAAACGACTTTGAAATTTCAACTCCCGACTTCACTCACCTATGTGAGTGGGTAAGGATACTAGTGAGCGCCGATATATGTCTGATATACTGCCCCTTATAACTTTTATCCATAAAGCGAATCTGGTGCTCTACTCGCGCCAGGGGGAGTGCTAGTTGCGTACCCTATGCGAGAGTATACCGCACTCTATAGAAGCCCTGCTTATGCTTAAGCGGGCTTCTAAACTATATAACCCCCCCTATATGTGGGGTACTATGAGTGATAACAACTCATCCGATGAGCGACCGGGCGATGAGCCGGAGGCTGAAGGCGGGGAATATAGGGCCTTTGTGAACAAGCACCTGCGCTGCCCCAAGTGCAGGGAGTTTATGGCCAACCTCGAACGGTTCGGGCTCATATGCATCCGCTGTGAAGACGGACCTAAGAAGCACCTGCACGTGCAGCACAGTGACTATCTGCCTGATAAGGGTACCTTCGGTCCGATAGTCAGCACCCTGTGTGGGATGCCGGATAACCCCGGTAAGCATCTCTTCTCTGAGTTTGAGAAGAGCCGTATGCCTAAGTGCGGGCGCTGTCTGCGTCTCCTTGAGACGATGCAGCGTGACTCTGAGTGGGGGGTGTGAATAAGATCGGCAAGACAGAGAAGCCCCCCCTGAAGGACAGGTGTGTGTCCTTTGGGGGGGAGCGGTGCGCATAGTCCCCTCCTATCTTGTATCCATAAAGAGAATCTCGCGCCTACCCGCGCGGCAGGGTGCTGCGGGCTTCAGATTAAGGCGCTAAACTCGGAAAAGGGGGGGCAGTCTTAACTAGGGTACGCTACTGGCTACTCAATGGTCAATGCTCCGGTTCCGAACAGCGACGCCGCTACAACTTTTTTCCTCGTGAACGAGGACGAGAACCTGCCGGAAACGGGGCAGTTGAAACACGGCAAATTAGGCAGGGACTTTTGCGTTTACCTGCCTCCGGCCGAGTTTCTTCTGCTGACGCCGAGGCTCGGCTTTTACGACTCAAAGAAAAAGATTATCGGCGAGCAAGCGGGACTATTCGTTGAGGATATTGAACAGATAGAGAAGGCTTGCGGCTGGCTCAAGGGGGACGGGACAGGGGCGCTCAACCTATGGCTGCGGGAGCGGGAGTTTAATCCTGACTGGCTAAAGACCGGCGGAGAGGAGATACCACGGTTCATCGTTGACAGTCACGACGGGCGGCACCGTGCAGCAGCAGCTCTTATACTGGGCATTGAGCGGGTGCCTGTAAAAATACGCATTGATGGTGATATCTCATTTGATACTGAAGTAGAGGATTTCTTTGACTCGAATGGGAACTGCACAATAATGAAGCAGTGGAATCTGCCTACCTCTACCTGGCCTAGTGATGAGCTGTATCTGAAGTGTGTAAAGGAACTGCGGCACTGGGGAGACAGGGAACACTTGAGCCGACGCTGAGCGTTGAGTTTTGAGTTCCCCTCCTAACTTTTATCCATAAAGAGAGCAAACCCGCTACCCGCGCGGCGGGGTGCGGCAGTAGTAGCAGCGGCAGCCTTAAGCTGGAAAATGATATAACCCCCCTCCTATATGGGGGTGTATGAGCGACGACGACGAGAACCGCCAGCGCATCGTGATAGTCGGCCGACTAATCGGCCGAACTAGCATCGACGACCGGATAATTTACATAGTAAATGTCCGCGAATTTAAGTGGATATCGGAGGACGACTAATGGTAATACACGATATTCGTAAAATGTGGATTACCGCAGCCGGTTATCTAACGAGCCGCCAGAAGTATGTCGGGGAGTGGACCGGCGATAAGGTGGTGCGTGCAGTGCAGGACCACAATTACTCAATGGAAATTCAGACTATGCTGCGGATGACCTATGGCACTAAGGCTGTCTTCTGCATTGAGGACCGCAACATATACCGCCTCTTTAAGGGTGGTCGGCGGCAGTTTGTGGACACTGTATATCAGAACATATTCTGGGCACCGGTGAACTTCGGCGCAAAGAAGGAGCGGGTCGGTGACCGGCTGCGCAAAGAGGGCTTTACATTCAAGGAGGATGACTACAAATGAACCTTTTAGAGTGCAGAAGCTGCGGACGTCGGTTCTTTTGGGTGCCGACGTTCGACCGCCACACTGAGAAGTGCAGGGGCAGGACAAGGAGGCGTAAGCCTTCTTAGTTCCCCCTCTTCAACTTTTATCCATAAAGCATCTCGCGCCCCTACCCGCGCTATTGCTGCCGGAAAA